ATACATGGCAGGAGACACTGCTGCTACTAGAACCTTTGCACTTAACGACACGGAGAAAGTTACTGTAACTCTAAAAGCGGGTTAACGATCTTACCCACAAATGCCCCGTCCCGAAGTTGACTTAATGCCGGCTAAGGGACGGGGCTTTTCATTGGAGCAACAATGGCCTTGTACGATCGTCTAGTAGGTTATGCAGACGATGGAACTCTCGCAGAATTTAGAATTCCCATTCATGCATTCTCTAGTCTACTAGCTGAGTTTGCGCGTGGTAGTTTAACTGGCGCAGAAGCACAAGCCGGAATTACATTGGTGTCAGGTGCGCCTTTAGATGCCGGTGAAATTGCTGAGGTTAATGCGCTCCTAGCAACAGTTGCGGGATCAGTTACAGCTAAGATTGCTCGCGCCAATTTAATTAATGACGTACTGATGTTGTCAGAATTTCGTATTGTTCAATACAATACTCCGACTAAAGTAAAAGCTAAACTTGGCGTTTAACTCTCGGGTCGAAGTTCTTACTCAGCCGGGTGCTACTGGCAACCAAACTATTAGCCTGCCCGCAGACTTTGATCCAAAAGCAGTTATCGCGTGGGTTGCACCACTAACTGCCGACGGTAGCATTGCGCACATGAACTACGGTATGGGATTCGCTACTTACCGTGGTGGCGCTGTTCAACAAAGACATGCATACGTACATGGGGTAGATGCTGCTACTTCGGCTGCAAACTCTAGAGGCGGAGGAGCAGATGCACTCCTAAAGCTGCCCATTCCGACTACGGACAACGCAACAATTGATCTTGAGATTGATCTTGTTTCAATGCAAACAGGAGCAACCTCTCAGGTTGTTATCAATTGGGCAAACCTGCACACCACCGCGTCCATTCGCGTGTTCTTGTTAATTCTCGGTGGCGATGACATTACTGATGCCAACGTAGATCAGTTAACAATTACCACCGCAGGAAGTACTCAGGACGAAACAGTTGCTGCTGGATTTGGGCAGCCTGATCTTATTTTCTTCTTAGGTCATGGTAATACTGATGGATCTGCACTAGGCAATGCTATGATATCGTTTGGTTGGGGCAAGAAGGGGCTAGACGGTAGAAGTATTGCATTTTCACAAACAGACGGCAATACAGCTTCTATTGTTGCAGCAGGACAGAGAGCTGATAGATGCTTCCAGATGATCGCTGTAGGTGGTGCATCATATGAAGCAATTTGTAAACTGTCTGCACCAGCTTCTTGGCCTACTGACGGCTTCCAGCTAACTTACGATGCTACTCCAGCTTTTCCTGATATTATGGGCTATCTTGCCCTAAAGGGCAATTTTCAAGTAGCCGAAGGTGCAAACGTTGCTCCTATTACCGGCGGTCTACCTGTTGTTCAAGACAACAACGTAGGTTTTGCACCAAAGGGTGCTATGCTCTTTGGCTGGAACCTTGTAGCCCAAACTACCATTAGAACAACTGACGCCGATCTTGTAAGTATTGGCGTTGGTGCCTACGATGGTACACAAGAAGCTTGGGCTGGATTCACAGAAGATGATGCCCTAGGTACGATGGATTCCAATAGCCAGCAGACAACGGCTAAGGTAAATCGTAACTACGGCCCTAGTGCTGCTCTACAATCCGAAGCTGACGGTGTATTTACAGGCAATAACTTCCGTTTGTCTTGGAACGACATTGATACTGTTGCAAGAGAGTACCATTATCTTGTTCTCGGCAACGCTTCGGGCACTATCTATACTGATAGTAATACTGTCAGGCTTGCATTAACTCCGAGCAGTACTGAACAAGCCGATCTTGTAGACTCTTCTACGGTAACACTCACTCTAACGCCTAGCGGTACTGATACACAGAGCGGGCCTACTCAAGATGCTGGAACTGTAGCACTTAAACTGACTCCGAGCAGTACAGAGGTCTTTGAGCCAATTGACAGTGGAACGGTCTATCTCAAACTAACGCCCGTTACAGAAGTTGAGGGCATCTACATCTTCATTGACGACTTTTCGTCAAACGATTGGAGTTTGTGGACAACCAGCACTAGAGGCACAGGGCCAAACGGCCTATCAGTAGTCAACGGACGAGGCAAACTGTCAATTGCGGCAGGTTTTCCGAATGAAGCTGGTGGTATTGCAGCGGCCTCTACGCATACCGATGCTGATATCGTATTTTCCTATCAGTGGGAAAATATCGTCACTAGTGGTACTGGTAGCTCATTCGGAGCAGAACTACAAGTTTGGGGTAGAGCATCAGGTGATTGGGCAGCAGGTGGTGGAGCAGATGAACGTTGGGCCGATGACGGTTACACACATTACGTCTCTAACTTCTCGGATTCACCCGGTAGCGGTAAAAACCAGGTAGTCGTTAACCTACTGAACGGCGCAGTTACTCTAGTAGGCTTCGTAGACACTAACCCGCCCGTAGATACCAATAAGCGGTGGGTTCGCTTTAGATTCCAAGGTAGTGCAATCAAGGTTAGAAGATGGGACGATGGTAGTGCAGAGCCTTCTACGTGGGATGCAGAATTTACAGATACACTGGTAGGTGGCCCAGGCGTTTTACAGATCAACCTAGTTTCAGAAGCCACCAATCCAGACCCCGCAGTAGTCTATGTCGATAAGATTTGGGTCGAGAAGATTGCTACCTCTGTTGACTATGTTGACAGTAATACAGTAATCCTCAAGCTAACGCCTTTCTCAACAGATGTTTCTGATAAGGTTGATCTTGCAACTGTACCCCTTACTCTTACGCCTTCGGGAACAGAACAAAGAGAGATCACTGATAGCAATACTGTTACGCTGGCACTTACGCCGAATGCTACTGAAACAACTCAAAAACAATATACCGATGCCGCCACCGTAGTTCTTGCATTAACACCATCTGCCGCAGAACTAAGGGAAATCACAGATAGTGGTACAGTTCCCCTAAAGCTAACACCTTCGGCAACTGAACAACGAGAAATCACCGATTCTAATACAGTTCTCCTAAAACTGACACCATCGGGTGTCGATACTGCACAGTTTGTCGATGCTGCTACAGTTCGACTAACGCTAACTCCTTCGGGAGTTGACGAATACTTCGGTACGCAATCAGATACAGGAACGGTAAGACTTTCGCTAGCTCCATCCCCTGTGGAGGTTTTTGAAGCTCAGGACGCGGTTTCGGTCAAACTCAACCTAACACCGAGTACTAGTGAAAGCGCGGTATTTGTTGATAGTTCGACAGTACCGCTACGCTTTACGCCGTCCGGGTCTGATAGCTTTACTCCACTTGATATTGGAACCGTCTACGTTACTTTAACACCCTCGGGCCAATTCTCAAACACAGATGCAGAAACAGTATATCTCAAACTTACGCCACTCACCACCCTTGAACGGCTTGTTTTCTTTGATTCACTGCTTACGGCTACTGTCTCACGTAGATGGGGTGGCGCACTACAGGTTAGACGATGGAGCGGAGGTGCTACGAATAGATGGTTTGCCATGCTGGTGGTTAGAAGATGGGATGCTACCCTTGGAACAAGGCTTTGGTCGGGATCAGCTATTCGTAGATGGGCCGGAACACTAGGAAGGAAGTAAGATCATGGCTATTGTACTCCCACAAGGAACGAAAGAATACATCGTAGTTGATGTAGATGATGAGCTAGACGCAGTTAACAACCTTGCGCCAACTACCCCACAATTCAAGGTGCTGAACCCTGATCCTGATGATGGAGATAAGTTGGCCTGGGCAGCAGTTACCAATATCGACCTAATGAAGCTCTATTGCCTAGTAGATACCTCGGTAGGGCCATGGGCAGCAGGTACATACAGGCTCTTCGTTAGATTTACATCTGCACCCGAGCTTCCAGTTCTCGGTCCATTTGAATTTGAGGTAGAAGCACCATAGAAGCTACAAGGCTTCCTGATGGTACTCGCCCCAGAAAACCGGGTGAGTACGCCTATATTCCCTATAAGGATAAATCAATGTGGCCGGACAACTTCACAGGTGAAGGAGAATGGCACATTATTGATCCCACAGGTGGAATTGGCGCATTGGGCCGTACTACAACAGAGAAGCCTGCTGCTCATACCATAGAGATTCACGAAGATGGTAGCATTACCTGTTCTCCATCACTAGTTATGCCTAGTGGTTGGCATGGCTGGCTAATAAAGGGTGTACTCAGTGGAGCCTGAACGCAAATTACGACTGTTCTCGGAAATGGGCTATACTCCTCATAGCCCAGAACAGTTAGCATGTCATCTTTCCCCAGCTAGATTCAAGATCCCCTGTTGCGGACGCCGTTGGGGTAAAACCACCTTCGGCGGCAATGAACTAACTACAGCAATGCTTGATATTGAGTTGCCAGATTCAATCTACTGGATCGTCGGCCCTAACTACAGTCTTGGCGAAAAGGAGTTCCGCATCCTTTATCGCAACTTGGTGCAGAAGCTAGGTCTAGGAAACAAGATCAAAAAGACCTATAACGTCAAGCAGGGCGATATGCGTATTGAAATGCCCTGGGGCACAATTTGCGAAGTCAAGTCTGCTGATCGCAAAGACGGTCTAATCGGTGAAGGTCTAGACGGTGTAGTAATGGCTGAGGCTGCTTCACACGATGTAGATACGTGGCAGATGTACGTAGAGCCTGCTCTAACAGATAAACTAGGTTGGGCAATCTTTCCTAGTACCCCGCGTGGCTATAACTGGTATCAGGGTCTATGGATGATGGGACAACTTCCAGACTTTCCCGAATATGAGAGTTGGCGTCTACCAACATGGTCTAACGCAGCAATGTATCCAGGTGGTCTAGAGAATCCTGAGATTGTTAGATTGAAGAGAACAACGCCTGAGATTACTTGGCTACAGGAGTATGCTGCTGAGTTTACAGCCTACGAGGGTAAAATCTACACTGAGTTCAATCCGAAGGTTCATGTTGAAGAGTTTGAGTACAACCCTGCATACCGTAACTATCTAGCATTCGACTACGGCTTTGCAGATCCTTTCGTCTGCCTTGATATTATGGTCGATGCTATGGATAACGTCTACGTTTGGCGAGAGTACCAAGTAACGTCAATGAGTACCTGGGAACACGGTCGTGTTATCCGTAACCGAACGAATCCCGAAGGTTATCACATTGACGGGATGTTTGGTGATCCTCGCGGGCCGGACGAAGCTGCGACTCTTGCAATGGTCCTCGGCCCTGTGGTTAGTGAGCCTGTTGGGTGGAAGTTGGGAATTGAGGCTGTTAAGTCGAAGATGATGATTCAGCCCGATGGTTCTACTAAGTTCAAAGTGCATCCTAGGTGTAAAGACCTGATTAGACAGTTGGAACGCTTGCACTTTAGGGAGAGTAAGAATGATAAGAACAATCAGACAGCGAGGGGACTAGAACAACAGCACGACTTTGACGATCATGGTCCAGATGCATTAAGGTACTTCTTTAATCATATGTTCGTTCTTGGTACAGGGCCACGCCTTAGCGACATCTATAGTGCCGCTGATCGCAGGAGTGAGGCATACGATTTCTTTACCCAAAATGAGCCAATTACGAGGGATGTAGCAAATTGGGGCTAAGAGAAACATTCGGGCTTAGTCAAGGAAGAGTCCCTTTTGCGGACTATGAGACTATTCGGGCACTTGCCGATGATCTTGGCATTGCTATGGCAGACCCCGATCCTCGTAGACGAGAAACAGGCACCAGTTATAGCACTAAGGACAAAGGTGCTATTCCTGTAGACCAGGGCGCTTTGATCGAGCAAGGCTCTGGTCGTACTCCTGCTCTAAGAGACGTAGTTCCGGCTCTTGCAAACAGGACGCAGGCTCTCAAGACTTATGATCTAATGGCAAGTAATGATGCTGCGTGTGATGTTTCACTTCGCGCAGGTAAAATGCCAATCGTAGGTGCCGACTTCTTTGTAGAACCCTGGGACAGTAAGCCTGAAAACAGGGTTATTCAAGAGTTCGTAGACTTCAATATTCTCTGTTCTCAGACTTCTCCCTTCCTCAACGTACTAAATGACCTACTCCGCATGATGGAGCATGGTTTTGAGGTAGGAGAGAAAGTCTTTGAAGAACGAGAATGGGCAAGTAGTGGTGGGGCTAACCGCAGAGTATACACCATGTTAAGGAAGATCGCTCCGCGTCTAGCCACTACGATCAAAGACTTTGAATACGACGACAATGGTGGCCCTGTGGGGGTTATCCATAACGCAATCCGCGCCGATGGTAAGCCAGAAGAAGTGAAGATCCCTGTTAGCAAGCTTATCATCGGTACGCACAATAAGCGTGGTGGCAACCTAGAGGGTAAGTCCCTCTTCCGCACAGCTTATAAGCATTGGTACTTCAAGGATCAGCTTTACAAGATTGACGGTATTCAGAAGGAACGTCATGGTATGGGCTATCCGATCGTAGAACTACCGCCCACAGCCAATACTGCTGATATCCAGTCGGCCCTCACTCTTGTTAATAACATCAGAACGAATGAAAAAGCAGGTGCAGTACTTCCTGCTGGTTGGGTACTGCGATTTGCAGATATGCCTGGTCAGCCAGTAGACGTCATGCGTTCCATTGAACACCACAATGGAATGATTATGATGAACGTTATGGTTCAGTTCCTTCTTATGGGAATTTCAGAAGGTGGAGGTAGAGCAACAGCAGGATCACATCAGGACATGTTCACAAAGAGCTTGCGCTACATGGCAAACCTCATCTGTGATATGTTCAACCTGTTTGTGATTCCTCAGCTTGTAGCCTACAACTTCGCAACAGACCAATTCCCGCAACTGAAAGTAAGGAACATTGGAGAAACGAAGGATCTTCAACAGTGGGCCTCAGCACTCGCTAACCTTGCCGCACAGAATCTTATCACACTTGACATCGAAACAGAAAATTGGGTTCGCTCAAAGATTGACTCTCCGCTCAAGTTGGGTACGAGACAAACACCTGAGAATAACGCAAGCGCCACAGGTAAGGGACAAGCCGAAGGTAGTAGTGAGAAGAAGGGCGATGTAGAAGCTGGTAAAGGTGATGCTGGTAACACAGGAGCGCCTACAGATGATAGTGATACATAAATGCTAATTACATTCAACAACGAGAAGTTCTATAGCGAAGATACAGTACGCGCTATGTTAAGGGCCGCAGATCCCTTTAGCGATGTAGAACTCATCATTGCGGAGCATACACCCAAATTGAATCTAAGTGGCCTTCGCCCCGAACAGGAAAAAGTTGCTCAGGGTATGGTTCTGGCTAATTCTCAATTTACGGTTAGCGCATGAAAGACTACGGACAGATCGTAAGTAAGCTTCAAGATACGCCTTGGCTCATTACAGAAGGTGGCCTGCGAACGATCCTACAAATCGTAGAGAGTCATCTAAGTGGCAGCCTTTCAATTGAAGAGATTAGGGCCAAGACCGCCAATGGCGAACGCAATAGAGGTAGTATTCCTTCACAGCAAGGTAGTGTTGGAGTTCTTCCTTTACATGGCCCTATTTTCCCTCGCGCCAACCTAATGACAGAACTATCAGGTGCGACGTCTATGGAGCAGTGGTCGCAGGACTTCCGCGCATTGCTCAATAATGACCGCGTTGATAGCATCTTGCTAGATGTCGATAGTCCTGGTGGTTCAGCTTCAATGATCGAAGAAATGGCTAACGAGATTTTTGCGGCAAGAGACGTTAAGCCAGTCTATTCGGTTGCTAACGGTATGGCTGCAAGTGCGGCGTACTATCTAGCAAGTCAGGCTTCGGAAATGTACGTTACAGATAGCGGCATCGTAGGCTCAATTGGTACGTACATGGTGCATACTGATATGAGCGAACTAAAGGAGAAGGCAGGAGTTACTGAAACGGTCATTAAGGAAGGTCGTTTCAAGGCTGCTCTAATTGAGCCACTTACTGCTGAAAGCCATGCCCATCTACAGGGGATGGTTACACAGTTTAACGACATGTTCCTGCAAGCTGTTGCAAGAGGCAGAGGAACTACCGTAGAAGATGTTGTTGCAAATTACGGAGAAGGAGGCGTAGTTAGCGCGAAACAGGCTCTTGAATCAAACATGGTTGACGGCATTCGCACTTACGATGAAATTCTAAGTGCAATGTTAGATGGTGGTGGCACAGTTACAGAAACTAAGTCAAACGGAGGTTCAGGATTTAGCCTTCGCGCTAGTCTCGATAAAGAGAAAGAGCACTCGGAGCCAGGTACAGGTGTAGGTGGCGAACCTGTATACACTCCACAGCCTGATGAACAAGAAGATAAATTCAAGAAAGGCGAGCGATTACAAAGACCACCGAATATTCCGGAGTTGGAGGATAAGGCAATGGATCGTAATTTCCTAGAAGCACAGGCTACGAAGCTAGGGATTGATTTCAAGGATCTTAGCGACACTGATCTTGCCACCAAGATCAATGAGACTCTTGACGCCAAGCTAGAGCTAGTTTCAGAACTTGAAGTAGCAACAAAGGAAGCACAGAAGAAGGTAGCTTTCGCAGAAGCATATCCAGAAGAGGCAGCTAGACTTGCAAAGCTAGAGGCAGGAGAGCATCTACATGAAGCTACATCTTTTGCCAACCGTCTTGCAGACTTTAAGGTTACCGAAGGAGAAGGTGAAGATGCAAGAGAGACAAGCTTCCGTCTCTCTTCACTTGCCCAGGAGGAAGTCAAGCAGGCGCACGTAAAGCTGTCTCAAGGTAATCTAGTACATGCTGATCTAGAGACACTAATCAAGACAGTTGCAACTGGTGGTGTTGAACAGGGTGAGCGTGGTTCTTCGCGCGAGAACGAAGATAACGACATCGTAATTCCTGCGAAGCGCAAGGACATTCGGCAGAAGTACGCAGATACGGTGGCACAGCTAATGACCGAAGATAAGCTAGATCGTAAAACTGCTATTCAGGAAGTTGCCAAGCGGCATCCTGAACTAGCCGAAGCGTACGTAACGTCATAAGGGGGTGACAGCTAAACATGGCAACTGGTAACTTTATTCAGGACAAGGGGTACGACGCTGCGGTTGCAATTACGAAGTTCCGCGCAGTTAAGTTCTCCGCAGAAGAAGTTGTTACTCCCGTAACAGCCGCAACAGATGTTGCATGTGGTGTAGCACAGGTTGGAGTAACTGCTGCTGAAATTCTAAAGGGTAAGGGTGTTCTAGTACGACGCATGGGTGCAACAGAAATGGAATGTTCGGCTGCAATTGCAGTAGGGCAGCTTGTTTCAATGGCTGCTGACGGACGTTGTAAGCCTGCTGTTGCAACAGAACGTGTAATTGGCGTGTGTGATGAAGCTACTGCTGCTGCTGGTGAGCGAGCAAGAGTCACACTTAACCTACCTGGCAACATTCTAGCATAAGAGGGGGTGAATGACTAACAATGTATGATCCCGGTACACTATACAGTGACCCGCTACTAACCAGTTTCTCCATTGGTTATCGACCACAGAATCTTCATGGTCAGCGGCTCATGCCGTTTGTCGAAGTAACTTCACCCTCTGGACGTTATCGTGTATTCGATCGTTCACACTGGTTGATGCATCCTGATCTTCGTGTTCCTGGCGCAGTTGCCAACGAAATCAGTGGCCGTAAGTGGAGCGAAGATACATACAAGACCAAGGAGCATTCGCTACAGGCTCCTGTCTACGATGAAGAGGATCAGTTCCTTAATTCGCAGGGTGGTCTTGCAAACGATGCATTCGGCGGGCCAATTCAGATTGACCCGATGGAAGATGCAACAGAAGCAGTTACTACTTCTATTCTGCTTCGGCATGAGAAGCTAGTAGCTGACACTGTACGCAACACTGCACTTTATCCTGTGGGCAACACCATTACTCTAGGTGCTGCCGATCAGTGGGATAACTACGCAGGTGCAACTTCCAATCCGATTGACGTTCTTCGTGCAGCAGTAGCAAAGATCACTGGTCTAATTGGTGTTCCGCCTAACCGCATGGCACTTCCGCGCATGGCTGCACCTTGGCTAGAAAACCATCCCGACATCGTAGCTCGTTTCATTAACTTCTCTCTACTCGATGCAGAAGCATGGCGCAAACTAATCGGGTTTGAGGGTGAAATCGTACTAGTCGATTCAAAGTACAACGCTGCTGACAACATCGACGCTGCCGAGGTAATTACCGATCTATGGGGTAAGGACGTTTGGCTCGGCTATGTCGAAGATGAACCTAACCTAGAAACGCTAACCTTCGGTAAGACGTTTGCAGTACGTTATCCCGATG